TTATCAATTGGATAAACCATCACTACTTTTTTACCTTGCTTGTATTCCTCAATGCATTTCCTGGCCCAAGCAGTGGGTCCTTTCTTCTTTCCATCCATGAGAAATGACCCAAATGGAGGATTGACCCAATTAGATAGCCCCCAATCTGATATGAGTCCATTATACCCTTCAGGCAAGGGATATGGGCAGGGGTCATAGTCGAAATGGAATTCTTGATTCAAATCTTTCATTAACTCGGGAGGAGTAAGCCAATAGTGCTTACCATCCTCCTTATTCCCATCTAAAAAACTCATGACTAATCCTGGATTTTAAAATGTCTATCAAACTCTGTGGCTACCAAAGTAAAGCTATGAATGAGAGTCTTAGGCTCAGCATAGTCTTTTGGCTCAGGGACAAATCCCATTCTAAGCTTTCTCTCTAAAGTCGGAGCTATCTGCTCCTCTGGCTCTATAGTCCTCTCAACGTAGACCATATAGACGTCATCCTGCCTGCTATCATCAAAATAATATCGATATCTACATTCTTGGCCCAATTTTACTTTTCGACCAGATACCATTTGATTGAAGCATACACAGATATCATTAATTTCTGCAGACTCCATCTCATTTAGAGCATACTCATCCACGACTTTAATTAGCCTTCTAGACCTCTCCCATTCAAGCATTTTCCTGTAAACTTGAGAGTTACCTTGCTTGATGGCCTTTGCTTTAATAACTTCCTTTTCCTTATGGAGGATATTGAGATTTGCCTCTCTCATAGGGTCTTTTTTTCTTCTAGTCACTTCCCTATATTGCTTCATAAACCACTTGAATTTTTCCATGAGCCCATTTTTCTGTCTAGCAGGCCTTACTTGGTAAGATGGATCTACATAATCATCGTCATCCTCTTCCTCATCGAAGTCCATCTCTACTGTGTCTGCATTCGGGTTATAATTTTCTGGATGGTGCTCAGGGATAATTCCTCCAGATATATGACCACTGTCCATATCCATTCCTGCCTCTCCTGCAGGAGGGATATTATCACTGTAATTATTTACTTTCTCATTAATCAAATCTGTCTCAGGTATAGGGATATTATGCTCCTCAAGTACCTCCCTCATTTTTTTTGCCGTGGCATTATTATGGAATTCAATTCCGTTAGACCTGGCAATTTCCTTCATTTGACTAAGATTCATTTTTTTCCTCCCTGGATAAGTTTAGGTTTTTTATCTTCTTGCTTTGATTTTTGTACTAAATCTTCGATGCTTTCTGCCTTATGCGTAGTCTCTGTTTTGTCAGACCAGCCTGCCATATTCTTAAGGCTGAATATTAGCATAGTCCTATCTCCAGAGAGTGCCATAGTTAATGCTTTATTCTTGAGCCTGAATGCCATTTGGTCAAGAAATTGCTTTTTATAATCGCCCCAAGAGATATTATATTTTTCCAGGATTCTTCTGCGGAGAGTATCATAGCTCATATCCAGCATAGATGCTGCTGTCCTCAAACTTATGTCATATTGGCAGTATGCTTCGAGCTTGTCCCAATTAACTACTGCTGGCCCTTTCTCTTTCTTCCTTCCCATACAGTTTTGCCTCTAATTCTTGAATATAGTTAACATACTCAATCTCCCTGGCCCTAAAATCTTCTTCGATCAATTCTATGTATTTGCTTGCATTGCTCAGTGTAGCACTCTTACCGAATAAAATAAACTCTGCATTAATCTCCTTAACTTCTTCTCCGTCATAAACTGGAAAATGGACTTTAAATTTATGGGCCCATAACCGAGAATAAAATCTGAGTATCTTAAAAATCTCTAGAGATGCTCCTTTCCTTGATGGCCTTCCATTCTCCCTATTCCAATAAGTAGTCAAAGGGATGTCGACTCCGTCACTAACTTCCTTTAAATTCAAAGAGAGGCGCTCCCTGACCCAAATTAATCTCTTCCCTAGCTCTACTTCCACTATTTAGATATCCATATTGAGATTAAGAATGACCCTGCTGCAATAAGACTTAGTCCTACATGTACTTGCCAGAATTCAATAAAAAACTTGTATAAATCACTCATCTGAATCCCTCCAAGTAAGGATGATAGAAGTCAATTACCAGTAGGGCCAAATGCCTAAATATCGGAATGATTAACAATAGGCATACGGCATACCCAAAGGCCACGCAAAAGAGTCCTATGCTCCTGTCTATAAAAGAATCAATCTTCTCCAATGACTTCAACCTTAATCTTTCCTTTTTTAGGAGATATCTTCTCCCACTTTACTATCCATGGGCCTGACATGCTGTAGCTGTCATCCTCAATAACACCTGCTTGAATTAACCCGTCTACAATTGGCTTAAACGAACCTACTAGCCCATCATAATCCGGGACTTGGCTTGAATACCTTATCAGCTTTAAAGTAAATTTTTTAAAGGGTTTTTTGGGCCTCTTTCTTCCTACAACTATCTTTATGTCCGAGTACCATTTGGCATTCTCATTATTTCTTTTCTTATAATAAGTCCTGAGAGACTTATTAAGCAGTTTTGGGAGGCTTGGTAATTCAAACTTAATTACAGTCAATTAGATGTCCTTTGATTTTGTCCCACGTTCTTTGGCTAAAGCTACTCTGCCCACTTAAGACTCTGGATAAAGCCGCCACATCTATGTCCAAATCTCTTGCAAACGCTCTCATAGAGTACCTATTATTGCGAGATTTCCTGGAATCAAATGCGGCTCTGACTTTCGACCTTCTGCCATTTTTAGCAGCTATCATATTCTGAAAAGCCTTCTCATATGCCGCTTTATAATTGTCTCTTTCCTGAATAAGGACTCTTATCCTCTTAATTAAAGATAGAATAATCTTTCTCTTCATAGAGGTAATTCTCTTAAAATAACGAGTGGTCTTTTTATTTCTTTTCCACCAATAATCTAAGCCATTAACCATCTATAGTGCGAGATAGGCTATTACCGTGGCAGCTATACCTGTAAAATTGGTATCGGCTATCGTAGTCGAATTAGACCCGTCTGAAATAGTGACGACATTTGCAGCATTTGTAAGAGTCACTGTCGTCCCTCCAGAAGTGAATGCTACTGAGGTAATCAAAGTATCCTGGTCTAGGATATTTATAGACTCTTCAGCAGCAGTAGAATCTACATCTGCCTCTGCTGTGACAGCAATTGAGACAGTATCCTTGGTAAGAGTGGAATGGGCCTGAGGTAAGGCAAAAGCAAATGCTAATAAAATAAAGATTAATTTTTTCATAACTGACTCCCTTGGTTAATATTAATTTACTCCATCAATTTCATTTTTCCAGTTTAAGCATGCCTTGATAAGGTCATCTGCGGAATTTTCAAGCCCTAGATTCTTACTATATTTCTCAATCTCTTTATAGATTGTGTTTTGCCTTCTTTCTGCTTTATGAAGCTTGTCAAAATTCTGCTCAGCTTTATCTTGTACTTTCTGGACAGTTTTTTCTAGCTTAGCAGTCATCCCCTGTTCATACTTAACAAGCTTAATCAATTCTGTTTTTTTAAGCTTCTCATATTTCATTTCCATATCTCCTCCAATCCTCTCATAAGAAGGGATGTAGCCACACACAATAGCGACATTCCGAGAATTGTCTCTTTTGGAGTATCATAAAGGAAAACTCCTCCAAAAAAAGCAGCAACAATCGTTAACAAAAGCCTCATTAGAAATACCTCTTTCCAAACACTCCTCCCCTTACCTGACTGTCTTGCGCACCGAAGTCAGATAGAGAAGCCTCTCTGTCTATCTTATATTTTCCATCCTCAATCAATCCCAATGCCTCCTCGGCCTCTTCCTTGTCCTCATCCCAGCGGATTTTCTCATTATTCAATTGGTTTATTGTGGTTTGGAGAGCGCCCTCCAGTAAAGGAGAATCTTCGAGCCTTTTTAAACTCTCCTCAGTATTTTCTATCATTTTATTTGACGCTTCTATCCCTTCTATCGCTCTAGTCACCTGGTCCATAAGCAATTCTCTAACCATCTTTAAGATATTATTCTTTTTAGGATCCTCAATAAATTTAGGGTAGACATCTGAGAAGACTTTCATGACAAGACCTCTTGCCTTATTTTCCTCTACCTCTTCAGGCTTGCCGTCATCGTAATCTTTTCTCTTTTTAGAATCTGAGAGTATCCGGTAAGCTTCGTTTACCTGTCCCATCACTTTCGGGCTCCCATCCTTGTCTGGATGATGGATCTTCGACAATTTCCGGTAAGCTGCTTTTATCTCCTTCTGGGTCGCATCTTTCGCTATTCCTAGCATCTCGTAATAATCCATCTCTCTCCCTTTTCAAATCTTCAATCTCTTCTTTTAGTTGATATATCTCCTGGGCCTTTTGTCCTAGCTCAGACTCTTTTGCAATATAAAGTCTCTCCATGTGCTTAAGAGTAGGAGATCCAATAGCATGTAAGGCCCTCAGGTTATTTTCAATACAGTAATTATAAAAAGACATTATCGAACTCCATTTCTTTTGCATGAGTCGCACCTAAATAATAACTTCCCATTGTTATCATATACACATCTGCAATTACCCATTCTCAATCCAAAACCAATATAGATTAGCTACATCGGTAAGCTCTGATTTTCTAGGAAGAAATTGTATGGCATCTACCTCTTCCCCAAATAGCTCATTTTTAATTCTAAATAAGTCCGACCATGAGCAAATAGGCTTGGAATCGGATCTACGTACCATTACTTTAGTATAGATATTTTCTTTCCTGACACAATTGTAAAAGACTTGAACGATATATTTATTATTTTGCCAGACTCTATCTGCCCTAAAGTTGGGATTGCCTCCCAGCGCCAAGCTCTTTCTTCTAGATTCTTGAGTCACATCTGAAAATTCGTTGAATGGCAATTTTTGTACCCTCCTACCTTCTCGGCCAGAGAGCCTCCTCTGTGCTCTATTCATACCTATCGAGTCTGGATACCTACTTGAGGGTCTCTTACTCCTTCTTCACTCTCCTGAGGGACCTTTTTGGTAGTCTTAGGGCAATTGAGCATTATCTGATATCCTTCTGGGATAGGTGCCTCTCCAATAAATCCCTCGTATCTCTGCCAGTTTGAGTCATCGTAAAATGCTTTAGGAAAGTGCTTTGCTTTAGTAGCTTCTTCTTCGGTAAGGACTTTATCGTCACCTTCAAAGAAGTAGACTATATCATTTTTAATCTTTGCGATAAATATGGGAGAGTCTAGGAATTTCTTGAATAATTTAGTCTCCATCTCATTTGTATCATCATTGAGAGTCTCGACTGCAGCATACTTAGATCTAATTGCCCATTGTCCTTTTAGATTTACTATCTTCATATAATCTCCTTTTTGTATAAATTTTTACGAATTCTTTTTCTTCAATAATGTAGTAGAATTTATCTCCGCACTTATGAGGGGATTGTCCATCGCCTCTGGCAAGCCAGGAAAATCTTTCCATCCAGACACCTAGATAGATAGCAGCAAAATACGCTACAGCTAAGCAGATTGCGATTGAGGGAGTCATTTAGTACTTGATCCTGATATCTACTCTCCTATTCCTTGCCCATGGAGAATGTCCTTGACCTGGATCTAGTGGAATAGCGTTGCCTATGCTGTTAATTTCAATCCTGTGGGATTCTAGGCCCATGTTCATGAGTTTTCCCCTTACGCTTACTGCTCTGTCTTCTGATAGCTTATAATTGAGAGGAGTATCTCCTCTAGCATCACTATGTCCGACCAAACTGATAATTACATGTGGGTTAGCTTTCGCAGCATCAATGGCATTCCTTAGCGTGTATATGAATCTTTCATGGACTTCAGAATCTCCTGTAGAGAAGAATATCATTCCAATTGTCTCGGGATCTTCTTTGAGCTTCTTTTCCATACCAATATTCTCCATGTCAACTTGTTTAGCTTTAGAAGCGCATCCTCCTAGAGCTAAGACTAGGAATAGGATAGAAATAATACTGACTAAGCTGTTAATCATTGCGGCCTCCAAAAGGGTTTGATTTGTCATTCTGGAAAATATTACGTTTAAGATTATGGAATGTATATATTAAAATTAAGAGGCCCAGAAGAATCCAGGCCTGCATTACATTTTCATCAGTCATCTTTATAAGGATGATATTCCTTTCTAGGCACTACTTCACGGGCATTCTCCTTTCTGAATTTAAGCTTCAGATTTTTAAATAATGAAAAAAGGTCACTGTCTTCTCTTAACCCTCTTATTATCAATCCTTCTCTTGCTCTATTGTAATGTGCGCCATGGTTTTTCAGCTCTGTGAAGTTTTCCCATGTCTTCCTGCTCTTAGGAAAAAATAAATCGACTACTTTAATCATCTATGATGCTACATATTCCCTGGCCAGCTCTTCAATTACTGCAGATCTTATCAATCCATCCCTTTTACATCTCTTATCAAGAGACTCTAGGACATCTGGATCTATTCTGGTGGAAATAGTCCTCTTCTTTTTCTTCTTCTTAACTTTGCAGAGATTTGTTTTAATTTTATTGGCAAGTGCCATTCCCATCTTAATTCTCCATTTGAAATATTGAGAGGGTTGGATTCGAACCAACAAACCTCTAGCTGGTGGGGCCAGTGCTCTCACCGATTGAGCTGTCCTCTCAAAATCATTATATATGGGTTGTATTACGTTTGTAAATACTTAACTACTCGCAATACCTTGAGCTTTGAGCATAGAAGGCCATCCAGCCTAGGAAAGCAGTTTGAATTTTTCAAACCTTAAGCTATTCCTGTTATCTACGAGCTGGTCTCCTCGCACTCCTATACGGGTGTATGCCCTCATTCCTTGTCTGCTTCGCAGCAGTCTTTCCGTGGACTTCTGGAGTGGTCGAACGATACGCAGTTTATAATACGACAATACCTGTCGCTCATCGCACATCGGCCAGATACATTGTAAGGTTCGCATGGGCCTCATTGCTTCCCTATAGGCAGTATCCCTTGCCCCCTAGGCCCTTTATTAAATCTTTTCTTCTAGTAAATTTTGCTTGATTTCTTGAATGTGAGTGGTAAATAGATGGGTATTCATGTCCATCTTTATTGTGCTTCACTCACATAAAAGATATCAAAAAAGCCCTGATTATGAGTCGGGGCTTTTTTTTTAATTTCTAAGATTTAAAAGGATTTATTTTTGGATGGCCAGAGAAATCTTAGGCCACGAAGCATAGGCCTTATGAGATATATTCAGATATGAAAATTTCTTTTGATGGCCAGTGCATTCCAGTAAGTACTCCAGCTCTTGATGTATCCAGATCCACGCCCCATCTAGAATCTTTCTCTCCATACCAGACAGGAGTATCATTTGCATGATGTCCATGGATCTGAAATTTTTCTCTCTCTTTTGGAAAAGAAGGATAATTCCATAGAATTGATGTACCCATCCTGTAACTATCTCCTGCCCACTTTCCCTCGTTTAGGCATCTATCAATTGATAGGTCTTTGAAAAGAGCAGCATGGGAAAGATAGCAATCCTCTGTCTCAATTATCCATGGGAGAGTCTCAAACCAATCCAGCGTCTTATTTACTGCTTCCATATCGACTCCGATAGGGCCTTTTTCAAAAGCTCCAGAGTCATTCAAATAGAAAGGCATTTCTCCATAAGACCAGCGAGTATTTATCCCTCCATTGAAGGCCTTCCAAAGCTCTCTATCATAAAAGCCTCGGCTGCCTAAAGGACGGTAAAAATCATAAAACATATGCTCATGATTACCAAAAATAGTATATGAATCCTCTCTGCTCATTAGGTACTCATGTACCTCTTTAGATTTAGGACCTCTATCATTTGTATCTCCAAGTGAGATTAATGGGACATCTGGAGCTTTCTCGATAAGATTCATAAGCTCATCAAATCTTCCTGCTATATCTCCTACAGCTATGAATTCTGGGATTTTGATTTTTTGATGCTTATTTTTGAAAGGAGTCACTCTATACCTCTATGGCAAGGAAGGCAGGATTCGAACCAGCGACCCTCGGGATCAAAACCCGATGCTCTACCACTGAGCTACTCCCTTGATTTGCAATGTAGCACATATTCTGGAGAGGGTTTATAAAAATCTTCTGCGATATCTTTCAAGGCAAAGTCTAATGCCTCAAGCTTCTTTTTTGCCTCTTCTGGCCCACTCCTATCTGAGTGATAGCCTCTAATCTCACCTAGGCTGGACATTCCCAGAAGAATTCCTACATGGTAAGACCACTCATCAATCCTGCTCATTTGATGCCTCCAAAAACTCTTCACAGAAGGCATCATTACAAGTCTCAGAACAAAAAGAAAAATCCATATATAGAAATCACTCATTTTTTATCCTTCTTTTCTTTGGCACTAAGATAATCCTCATGGCTTATTATCTTTCCCTCTTCTTTTTGGATTTCTATCCTCTTTTCTATTTCTTTTATCATTTGATCTTCCCTTAAAAACATTTGCCCTACCATGTCTCTAAGTACATAAAGAGAATTGACTGTCCTATTTGATTCTTCTGGCTTTGTTTTCGTGTGGGATTTTAAATGCATTCTTCTCTTCCCATCTCCTTTATCAGAAAGGAATCGAATCATTGACCATGTAGGCTCTTCAGCATAATTCTTAAACTCTCCGTTACCCTTTCCGTCTGCTAAAAATATGCAGGCATTGATATCAAATCTTTTGATAATCTTATCAATCTGGGTCATTGCCTTTTTTAATTCTTCACTTACTCCGTCCATCATTTAATATACTCCTCTAGTCCTTTCGGAATCATATAACAGTCATTCCTGTCCTTATTTATCTTTTTTTCTGCCATCACTCCCAATTTTGCTAACTCTCCTAATATCTCTCCAATGCAGTTAAAAGGCTGTGTTTTATGGTCATTAGTTATCGTATCGGCAATATCTACAATGGCATTCAAATAGACCACTTTGAGTCTTTTTTCAAATTCTGATTTTTTTATCTTTTGAGTTAATGCTTTTCCATAAACTTTAAGAGTATGGATATCTACTGCTATCCTAAGGAGTTTTTCCACTATATTCCTTCAATTACTATTTTTCCTTTATGACTCATCAATCTCATAAAGCTATTGTAAATCTGTCTTCTAAAAATCTTCTTTTTTGCTTTTTCCTTATATATGACATGCATGACTGTATTTAGAGTATTTATCATAAATCCACACATAGCATCGGGTCCAAGAGATTCATAGCTTCCCATCTCTTCATACTCTTTCCGACTTACGTCTAGATGGATTGCCATATACTCTTTAAATAAGTCAGCAAGTCTCTTATTCAAATCCCCTACTTCTACTTTCTTATCTGGGTACATTAATCATCCTTTTTTTATTCCGGCCTGAATGATTCCACTTATCTTAGCCTTATATGAGTCAAACTTCCTTTGCAGATCATTTTTTTCTTCTTTTATTTTTAGATTTTCTCTAACTATTTTCTGAAAACTCTCTCCAGTAGATACCTTCAAAGAGGATTTCTGTATCTTGGAGTAGCATTCATTGCAGAAATGTATCTCTATCTCGTTTTGACTTGGAACCCATCCACTACTAAAGGCGATATAGTTAGTTAGGTCGATTTTAATGACATTAAAAAACTCATCATATCCGTTTTTTATCCCTTGGTGAGATGAGCTTTTCCCACACCCATTGCATGTATACCAAGTAGTGACTGTCATCAATCCTCCTCAGGCAGCTTAAAAGTGCAGTCTTTAGCTGTCTTTCCTTTCATTGAATTTGTATCTGGGTTTTCTTCTTCTATTTCTGACTCATCCCATTTCTTTTTGACTTCCTTGTAGACTGCTTCTTCTATCCCTTTAAGCTCATTGAGAGATTTAGTCTTTAGGTCGTTGGCTTTTTTGACTCCCGTCCATAACTGCAAAAACTCTCCTTTCTCCTGGATATTCTTACCTTGAGTTAGAAATCCTAGATGCTCCAATATCTTGCCTGTACATGCCTCAACTTCTGGAGAGGGAGGCTCTATCTCTTTAGGGTTGTCTATTATCTCAACTTGATTCCTGGGGATAGACTCTATCTCAGACTCATCTAGCATGCCGAGCCCACAGATAGAAAGGGTCACTCTTCTCTTGGCCTTAGTGACGGTCTTCATAATTATATTGGCCAAATAATCTCCTTGTTTATTGCCTAGAGGCAGGACTCCCAAATCACTATCTTTCCTGCCATGCTTATCTGTAGCCTCCACTGTGACTGTAAATAGGCCATTCTCAACCTTTTGATTTTTTATCTCTATGGATATTCCATGAAGCTTCCTTAACTGGTCTGTGCAGGCCTTAGTCGCATATAATGTGAGCTTGCCCTGGAGAGTGATATACTGGAAAGGTTTTGTAAGGGGATTAAGGCCCAAAGAGGTACAAATGTTTTTAAAATAGCTTAGCCGATCCACTTCATTTAACTTAGATAAATCCCCGACCATGAGGGCTTTTTCTATTGCTGAGTTAATTTTTACTTCTGAGTTTACTAAGTCGTTCATTTTGCCTCCTGACTAATATTCGATTGCGTATTAATTCTATATATCGTGGGCTTTGGAAAGGGTTTCCTTTTAACTTTCTTTTTAAGACATCTCTTACTGTAGTATCAGATACATTGTAAATTATTGCTATCTCTTTTGGGGTCATATTTTCTTCAAAAAATAGTCTATCTATAGTTGTATATTCTTTCCCAGTTATTTTGGCCCTTTTATTTCTTAATCCATGATAGTAGGCGTGGGATATATTCCCTGAATAGCTAACCCATTCTAAATTTTCAAAGCAGTTATTAAGCTTATCTCCATCAATATGATTGGCTACTTGTCTGCACTCTCTCTTTGGTAAGAATGCCTCAGCTACAAGCTTATGAATATAGGATGTCCTCTTTTTCCCATCCCTCCATAGAACTACGGCCAAATACCCTATTTTAAGTTTAGCAGGCCTAAGAATCCTAGATTTAGCTGCTGTAAACCCAAGGCTATAGACATCCCCTTTATTGCTCACAAAATAATTAGGATATTCCCTTATCCTTCGCCACTCTAGACCTTTCAACTCTTCTCTTCCTTTCTTGCTCTTTTAGAACAAATAGCTCTTTCTGGGATAAACCATAACATTTACATGATGGGATGATTCCTTCGAATTCTATCCCACAATGCTCACATACATCCCAGATCTCAGATTTTTGAAACATTTATGCACTCCTCGGATTTATATACATCCTGTACTACATAAGGCAATGCAAGTAAATACTAAATAAACCCTATTTATACCCGGGAATTATAGTATATAAAGATAACGCTATATGGTATAATATCCTACCTAGGAGGATATTATGAAAGTATTGATTTTATCTTTATTTCTGGCAGTATCATGCGCCTCTACCCCTAAAGACCTAAATAAAATTAGTTTAGGCATGACCAAAGACCAGGTAACTGAGAGGCTGGGAGACCCAGACAGTACATCTGCTGACTCTCCATACATTCTCTACAATTACGGAATGTCTGTCCCTAAAGAGAATCATATTATGGTCCATGTTATCACCTTTGGATTGACTCTCTTTGACCGTAAAGAGGTTTGGTATGCTGTCAAATTCAAAGATGGGAGAGTGACTGCTTTTGGACCTACTGAGGATGTATCCCTAAGAAAGGCAGAGGATAACAGAAAGCCTGCTAACTTTACCAATAACAATAATATTACTTTTGGGGATGTGACTAAATAAGGATTGAGCTTATCCTTCCCTCAGCAATTTTAAAGTAATCTTTATCTTTCTCTATACCGATAAAAGAGTATCTATTCTGCTTAGCTGCTATTCCAGTAGTCCCTGACCCTAAAAATGGGTCCAATACAATCCCTTCTGGAGGAGTCACTAATTTAATTAACCATTCCATCAATTTAATCGGCTTGACTGTGGGATGACTATTTTGATTAGGATGCTTGGAATTACTTATTGTACCTTTATCGGATCCAGAAAAGTTTTTACCGTAATTAGATTCCTTAAGGTCAAAAAAATCTAATCCCTTATTCCTCTCATTCTTGCTGGGCTTAGGGCAATACAAGAAAGGAGTAGCATTAAAATATCTAAAATTCTCTCCTGCCATACAGCCGTCATGAATTAAGTTAGCAGGATGCCTTCCATCTTTTACATAATCTTTTACATAATCATTTAAATCAATCTCACCCAATTTTTCGAACATTCCTTCTTTTTTTTGCTTAGACTGGACTCTATCCCACTCTCTTAAATGTCTCTCTTTATCTTTCCCATCGGTACTGACTCTGCACTCATCAATATTCATTGCTCCCACTCCATACTTTTTTACATTTTTAGTCATTGGGGACAATGGAGGTTTTTGAAATACTCCTATAGGCTCGAGAGCTGGCTTGAGTGCCTGTAATCCATATTTCCAGCCGTCCCATTTTTTTGCCAAGGAGGTTGATGGAACAGTGATATCAACCTCCTTGGCAATGCTTGCTCCGATCGTATGACGAGACTCCTCCTTTAAGCTAAAACATCCAGATTCCTTTTTACCTATTACTTTTCTTTTGGCTCCTGCCTGCTTATCAAATTGTTTAGACAAGTCTGTGGCCTTTGGAAATCCTGAGCCATAAATCCAGCCGACCATAGGATGCACAATAAATCCTAAGTCCTCTACTTGTACTGATAATCTATGGAATGTCCTGGATGCACTCATGGCCACAAGAAATCCTCCAGGCTTGAGCACTCGATAACATTCCTCCCATACCTCAAGAGGAGGGAGGACTTTATCCCACGACTTACCCATAAAGCCTAAACCATAAGGAGGGTCAGTTACTATAGAGTCAATGGAATTTTTTTTCATTTCCTTTAAGACATTCCAAGAATAATCATTATGAAGTTTTATCATTAGCTATTTGGAGATTGAAATTCATGCCCACAATTAGGGCAGGTCTGAATAACTTTTGCCTTGCTTGTGCTTGGAGATTCCTCATCTCCTTCTTCACTCTCCTCATCTTCCTCGATTGACTCTTTTAAAGGAGGCAAGTCTGGAATCCTAAAGTTAGGTAGATCAATATTATCTTTAAAGTCCTCTAGCTCTAGGTCTGCAGTAAACTCATCAAATCCCTCCATAGTGACTTTTGCATAACTGGAAGAGACCTCTAAGAGTTTTTCTTTTGCCTCTTTAAGGCTTTTTGCTGAGATATAAGCTACAGGAATAGGAGGAATCTTCCATCCTTCTTCTTTTAGCTTCTCTAGGACTAGTTTTCTGTGAGTCCCATCAATAATATTATTCTTCTTTTTGCATCTCCAAATAAAGATAGGAAATGAGAATCCTTTTTCTAATATTCTAGACCTAAGCTTTTCATACGCACTCTCCGTAAGGTCTTTTAGATTCCCCTGGATTATCGTCATGGCCTCTATTGGAAGCTTAGCGGATCCTTCGCATTTGATTTGAATTACCTTCTCACCTTTAGGCTTACGGACAGTCTTCTTTTTAGCTGCTTTCTTCTTGGCCATTTTTTATTCCTTAAATTTGATCTAGAAAATAGATTAGGGTTTGGAGGTCGATTACGTACATATCAAGTCCTGCAGCTTTACTGACAGGGATTTCTACAAAATATTGGTCTTTTTTTCGGCATGTATTATCCCTTTTCCAGTGACGGCATTTCTTCTTAAGAAGGGTAGTCTCATCCTTAAATTTCCAAAGAGATTGCTCTATAGATCTATTTGGGAAATCTTTGTAAGGAGGCTTGGCCCCTGAAGAGTGAGCGCAAGATACAGCAAAAACAAGATATAACATAAAAAAAATTCTAGTAATCATGCCCATTTGTATTCCTTTGGATAGTATCCATACCATTCAAGATATACTTTGCAATATTGAAGATAAGCATACAAGGCTGACTCGAATCTGCCAATCTCATATCTAATACCTTCAATTGTGATTCTTGCATTCCAATTCCTACTTTTTTTTACAAAACAGACCCCATTGTATCCAGACTTATTTGTAACTAAAATTCGCTTATTATTTGACTGCTCCGAAAAAGTAGACCACTTACAATTCTCAGGAGTATAGTCCCCTGAATTATCTATCCTATCAAGAGTACAGCCTTCAGGTCTTTCTCCCATATCTTTTGCAAATAGTGAGAAGTCATCCCATCTTTTACATACCTTAATCCCTCTACCTCCCCAATCTTCATACCTTGAGTTATTAGGATTACTGCATCTATTTCTCATAGACATCCAGGTTGAGTACAAGGGATGGTCGTGATTGTTAATTTTCATTAGGAGGTTCGGCATCTAATTCTTTTGCCCATATGTCAGAATATTTAGCAAATTCATTTTTCTTTTTTATAGCATGTTCAGCAAGCTCCAGGATTACATCTCCATAAGGATTCTCTCCTGCCCTTGCCTCTTTTTTCATTTGGTTTTTGGCATTGAGATATTCAAAGTAAAGCTCTTTAAACTCATCTTTCTTTTTTTGAGGAATTGTATGACTTCTGTCAATTATCTTCATAGCAAGTCTGGCCACGGAGTCGATTGCATTACTCACTGAGGAGACTGGATCTGCTGCTGCTTTACTTATGAGGGCATTTTCTTCTGGGTAGGTTTTCAGATATTTTTCCTCTAAACTCAACTTACTCTCCTTAACGAGCTATCCCTAGGAGGACTTTGCTCGGCCTCTTCCTTAAGACTCCCTTTCGGGCCCTCATTATGAGTTTAATATATTATACCAGGGCTAAGACTGGAAAGTCTATTTACCTGCAAATGTAAATGACGCTTACCATTCTTTGCCTTATGGCACTTTATCACTGTCCACTCCTTCTTTTTCCCGAGTTTTCCTGTCTTCCATTCCTTAAATCTATCGTTTATATGGAAGCATACTCTGTTAATATGCAGCTCACTCCATCCCTCTATAGATAAGTCCATCCCCCTAAACTCTACATGAGTCCAAGATGTCCTATTTTTGACTAAGTCAGTTGCAATGGAAGTAATACATATTGGGAGACTATTTTCTTCAGCATAGTTGACTACAGCAATGTAGACAGCATAGAGGCAGGCATTGAGCTGGAAGAAATCTTCCAGATTTACCTCTGGTTTAGCGATAATCTGGAAGCTCTCAATACCTGCCACTTTAATTAAGCTACTTTTCTTTTCTTGGCTTTTTTCTTCTTTTTTCCAGCTTTTGCTACCTTCTTTTTAGCTGCTTTTTTCTTGCCCTTCTTTTTCGATTTTGCCACTTTCTTACCAGCTTTCTTTTTCTTCTTTTGAGGCTTCTCAACTTCCTTCACAGTGCCAAGTCCTGCAGAAGCAGCTAGAGAGTGCACCTCTGCTGGCCCTTCTGTCGGGGCGTTTTTTGCTGCCCCAAGGCCTGCATCTGCAGCGGCCAGAGAAAGAGTCTCGTCTACGGCCTCTTTTCCAGTTAGCACTCGAATAAGATTGTCAGCAGCTTCTAGAAGGGGAGCTGTCAGGGAATTTACAGCAAGAGCTGAATGCTCCTGGAATTCTGCCCCTACTCCCTTGATGTCTTTTACAGCAGCATCAAGTCTACCCATGGCCGCCACGATTGGCTTAGGGATTTCATGAGCCTCAAACTTCCCGTCTTTCAAGGCATCTGTAATGGAATCCATTACATCCTTGAAAAGTACCGCTACTTCGTAAGTCTCTTTACAGACCATTGTCTGCTTTTGAATTAAATTTACCATTACCTATCCTTTTTTAAGTTTAGTAATCCTACTCTTGCATTGATTAGCTTTTTTGTAAAAATGATAATCGCATTTTATATTGAAGGCAAGCATGACGACAAGTATTACAGTTATTATTACCCAGTCCATTATTCTCCCTCCAAATGAGAAGAGATATCATCCAATATCTCTAATATCTTATTTTGCTTCTTCTCATTGCGGAACATAAACCACATACAGATTAAGATGGGAAAGCCTATCCTCTCTACTATTTCTATGGCCATCTTAACTGAGATATCCATTATTTTCTCTTATTTATATTTAGACCCTTTTTGGGTTTTTCTTCCTCTTCTTCAGATGGGAATGACAGTCTTCTTTTTGGCTCCTGTCCTCTTGTCTGAATTAATGCTCGAGCGCCTGTCCCTATTTTGGCAGGCATTTTTAAGGCCCCTTCAAGTAATGCCCTGAAAGTCCCTAAAGTGATTCCTGTCCCTAATGTCCTGAGATTCATTTCCTGGAGTCGAGTTACCTCTGTCATGGATGGATTTACTGGGACATGATTCTGCTTAGCGAAATCCAGGAGACCTGCCAGCTTATTGACCTTTTCTTTTCCAAAGGCCCTTTTATAAACTTCATTATTTTTATTTAGGAATGTGAGAATCTTAGCTGCTGAGAATTGGTCTCCTGCTCCAGCAGTCACTCTGGCCGTGTCCTCTAAGGCCTTTATTGCCAATTGAGCAGCATCCTCTTTTCCTACCAATTCTACGACTTTCTCGTAATTTTTTGAGTCTAATATAACTCTCCTCAATACCTTCTCATCTGCCAAAACTTTCTTCGTATTGACAAGATTGACTCCTAAGTCATCTGCTAACTTGGTATTCTTCATGGCCTCTGCCCACATCTGCCTGGCCGTCTTAAATTGGAGGAGTAGCTCATCTCCTCTTTTCTCCAGGGCATTCTCGACTGAATCCATAAAGGAGGATCTTATCTTAAGCATCGCAACGTCACTGACTCCTGCTACCCTTCCCTCTGTCTGAAATACAGTGATGGCCTTATCTAAACTTTTCCTAATATTATTGAGTCCCACGGCATTAACCTGAGTCTCTTTCAAATCCTCCATTATAGGGTCTAAGACTTTTCTGATTGCGTTATACTCAGATTGCTCAAGTCCTGCTGTCTTAGGACTAAATGGGACTGGCTGTCCCTTAGTATCATAAACTCCAAACTTCTCGATTCGATTGAGGAAGCTGTTTTTGACTTGGTTAGTTTTGAGGATGGTATCCTTCCCTCTTTCAGCAAAGTCCTCAAATAACTCTCTGGCTCCCATTTTAATAGACTCTATCTTTGACGTGACTACTTTCTTAAGCCCGGCCCCTACTTCAGGCCCTACTCTATCAATGCCTGTAAAATCTCCAATCTCTTGCTTGAGAGTCTCATATATTTTCTTGCTCTGCTCAGAGATTTCTTTTCTCACTTTGCGTCCAAAGAAAGGTATCTTCTCTAATATCTTCTCTTGTCTCTCTATTATGCCTCCAAACTTCTGGCCAATAGTAGGCTTGATACCAAACTCATCGGCTTGAGTGGTCAGCTCAGCAGCTCTCTTGGTTATCTTTGGGCCAATAAATTTACCTACTCCCTGGACTAATTGCTTAGAAGCAGCTCCTATGGCCCCTCCAAATGCTCCGAGCCCAGCACTCAATAAGAGATTTCCTGCTCTTTCTCCAGAAGACGGATCCAGCAAATCCACTTGAGGGACTTCAGTCAAAAGACCGCTCACGACTTGTCTTGCTGCTGCTCCAGCTACTCCTCCAGCCGCTCCTCCAGCCAACATAGTGGGAATCCCTCCAGGAGTGCCTGCTGCCATCCCTATCCCTGCTCCGACTATCTCTGGAATTGCTCCCAAAAATTCGGCCATATCTGCCTGAGAGAAGCCTGCTTGATTTAGTGGTCTAATTTGTCCTGACTGCTGAAGAAAAAGATTCCCTGACTCATCTCTAAGGACATTCTCTACTCCAAATTTTTTAATGAGAAATGCTCTCCTATTTGACTCCAAAGGCTCGATAGAGAATTGAAGCCTATTAAGAGGACCTAACTCTGCCTCTGGATTCCCAGAAAATTGAGCTAATGGGTCCTCTTGCGCAGGTTCGGGTTGTGCTTGAGATAATTGTGTTTGAGCTTGCTGCTCCTCTTGAAGTAAAGACTGAAGTTCAAAGTCTTCCTCGGGAGTAAGTCCTGATTGCGCCTCTTGCCCTTGAGCCTGTATGGCCTGGGCCTCTTCTTCTTGCAATTGCTGGAGTTCGATTTGCTCTGCTTCATTTAGCGGCATCCTATATCCCTCCTGCTTTCCTTTGAAGCTCCAGTATCCTTTGTCTACGTTGCTGTGTACGTACAGGGTCAGTAATGTTTACTCCTGGAGCTAATGGTATTTGCTGTCCTCCTGCTTGAGCAGATGGAATAATTTGGTCTTGTAATGGAGGAGCTGCTTGGATGTTTTGAATATCTACTCCAGGAATTTTTGCCTGGAATTGGGTAGTATCAAATCCCGGCCCCTCATCTGCTACTGCATCTTGGAAGTCTTTAATCCCAAAAATCTTTCCTTGGAATCCTCTTAATGTCCCATTGTCTCTAAAGTAATCTGCTGCTGCTTGCTTGGCTTCAGCAGCATTTTGTATCTGGGTCATCAATCTCTCTACCCTTCTAGCATTAATATCTTGAGGGAGAGTCTCATCAAATGCTCTTGCAATTAATCTCTCTCCTTCCTTCTCAGTAAACTGAGCGCCTAGTACGAGTCTTAAATTTCTCTGTACGACTTCTTCAATTGATTGCTGGACATTAACTGACTCAGGGCTAAAGGCTTTCCTAATTCCAGGTCCTACAAATGGAATCGACTGGACAAATCCTTGATCTACTCCAGTCAATCCAGGAGTAGTCTCTAAGGCAGTTTTTGCTTCTTGGAGCTGAGAAAGACCTTTGGCCACATCTGCACTCCCTCCTCCTGCCTCAAATTCTGCCAAATCTTTAGCAAATGCTTTATCTAATGCTTCTTGACCTGGAGTAAGGCCTAACTTACCTGCTTTAGCAGGAGAGTCTTTTCTCTTGGCCTTTGCTAATTGAGCGGCTTGTAATAATTTTTTCCCAGCAGTCTCTTCCTGTTTTCTTTTTGATATACCTCCAAGCAAAGGACTAACTGTCCCTGGTATTTCAGCTCCAGTAAATTGAGATATCTCCTCAGGAGTAGCTCCCTCTTTGGCCAAAGAGACCTCGAGTGCTCTTTGTCTTGCAGTTTTCTTTTCTTTTGCTTCAGTCTCAGCTAAACCAAGCCTACGCTCCTCTTTCCTCTCTCTTTGGAGCCTCTCAATATCTCTATTGAAAGCATTGAGTCCTGCTACTATTCTATCGACTGTACTTGGCATACTAACCTCCTGCCCCACCTGTAGCGGCTTTTGCGCCACCACTTCCAGCAAATAAAGCTACTGTCCTAGCTGAAGGTATCGCTATATCAAATAGTCCTCCTTCTCTACTAGGTCTTTGAGTTGCTACTTGCTGTGGTCTTCTAACTTTAGTTAATTGAGCAAAATCGGCCAGTCTCTTTCTTCTCCCAGCAGTTAACCTTTCTCTTTCTCTTATTAGAGCAAGTGGGAGCTGGAATAGCTGGCTTCTTGATCTGGCCCTAATATTGGCCAAATTTTCGCTTAAGTCTTTGTCTATGCCCAATTGCTGACTTATCCCGACTGCAGATGTCCCTAGCCCTCTTTGAGCGATTATATCTCGGAGTCGTCTACTTTGATCTCCAAATAAGCCTCTAGCTGCTCTAGTCTCTTCTCTCTCTCTTCCTTTTACTTGGCCAAAGAGAGCGCCTCTAAATGCCTCAACATCTGGCTCAAGACTTTTACCTTCTATGTCTGGTCTTAGGGATTTATCTAAACCTGCCAAAGCTCCTTGCCGAGCCGATATTTCAAATAGCTCTTGTTTGGAGAAAGGGATGGTCCGAGTACCTGTCGGGGCCTGTTTTTTACCAAAAAGCACATCTGCTGGAGAACCTCTAAATAGTCCCATGTCCTACTCCTTGAGAAGATTTATTAAAGCTTTAAAAAATAATTTCTTTTTTACTGGGTCTGAAAGCTCATCTACATCAAGATTTTTTAAAAAAGTTTTTGCTTTCCTCTTCTTCTTCCAGATTGCCATATGATTTTTATTTTTATCTTCATTACGAAGTTTTAGTTCCTCTGCCTCAAGCATTTGGAGAGTTGCCAAGTCTTTGGTATTTACAATGCGGTCTTTGTATTTTTGGACATCGGGGACATTCAAGTCTTTATCTATAATGATTTTATGAATCTCGAAAATATTATCTACTCTCCTACGATACTCCTCTTTAGGCATGGCCAGCAAAAGGGTAGGGAAGATTAAAATTAGTAAAACTTTCATAAATACTCCTAATAAGCAAACGGAGAGTAATAAACTGCTATCTCAAGTTCGGATGCGTCCCCTGCCAAATATATGTCACATGCTGTCCCTGCTACTTTATCGTGCTGAACTATTAATGTAACATTGGTTTGATCTGCTAAATAATCTATAGATCCATCCAAATAGACAAAGTTTATATCTTCTGCTGCACCACCTTTTCCTGCAGTTAGAGTGACAGTGCTGTTTGTTCCATCTGAAAATCTCCATTTGCATGTGGCCTGAGCATTTGTCAAAAACCGACCCCTCCCAACTATCCTATAATGTCCCTTTGGCATAAATGAGAAAAGAATTTGAGGCTGTCTACCGTCAACATGGCCTACTTGATAGCCGCTTGTATTGTATATCCCTTTAACTGTCCTTTTTGTATCATCACAATCACTGTCTGCTGGATAATCAGTGTATGATGTTGATGTCCCTACCCATCTACAGTTAGTCGTAGATTCCCATTTCACACTCCCAAAAAAACCAGCACTCCTTTCAGGGTTAAACTTATGATTAACCCATGACTGGACAGAGTTAGATGCGATATTTGAATTGTTATCATTGTAGAAGCTTCCTAGTGCTTTATGGAACGACCCAGTAGCGTTCGTTGCTAACTCTCCAAATGATACCGATGGAGCTGTGACATCTACTACAAAGTGAAGCCCTGTCCCTGAGGATCCATCCTTTGCATAGACATAGTAGACCTGAGAGACTATCTCTCCTGATACTTGGTTATTGCCTCCATCCCCAAAGCCAATTGTGCTACTTGCAGTCTTATTAACCCAATCTCCATTAACTGCTAACCTACACGGAGCTACATTCACCTGAGAAGGAGAATCATATGTGACCTCACATCCATCTTTGACTGAGTAGAATAATGCTTGAAAATCTGTCGCAGACAATTCTGACTTGGTAATAACAGGAAGGGAGTCAGTTGGGAGAGTGCAGCTACCATTATAAATCTTATTGACTTCAGTATAGACTGTATTCACGTCTGTATTATATTTTGATGAGGTAAGGATACTGTTAGCAGAATTGTTATTTCTCGATATTGTGCTGCAAGCAGCAGGGTAGGCAGGCTTATTATATATAAGAGCAAGCAATCCCATGATGAGTATGCCCATTCCCTGCATTATATTTGTTTTTAGTTGACTCATACATTTCTCCTAATTAGGACATCCATTTTTTGAGACATGGACTTGCCCCTCTATTAAACTCATATTAGCATCTGTGGCGCTTTGACTGTACTTTAAAAGTAAAGATTGTCCTGTCCTCAATATTTCTGAAATATTCCTAGTTACCCTTCGACCATCTGTAAGGACTCCCTCGTCAAGCTTTGACACGCCAAGCTGAAAACCATCGGCTGTCCTGCTAAATGAGGAGGAAGTAGAAGTATTCTGGGCATAGTCTAAGTGGGCGTTGACTGTGATGTCGTCATCTCCCTCTACGGCCCTAACTATATGGGAGCCAAAATTATAAGATGACTCAAAGTCTTGCCCCGTAAACCAAAACATATCAAAAAAGGCATCTATATCTACTGAGTCATTGTCTATATCTACATCATGCTTATCCTCTGCCATAGAGTACTTATAGATAAATCCGTTAGCACCTGCTAAAAGGACAGCATCCTCTCCAGTAGATAACTCGGCATGGACGGCATCAAAAAAGTTAAGAGCAAATTCCAGAGGCCTAAACCCCCCTACATCAAACTCATAATTATAGCACTTACTCAGGGTAGTACTTACTCCCTCAGAGATAAATGTCATGTAATTGCCTTTAAATCCTGGAAAGAAGACACTGAAGAAATTCGAATAATTTGTCTTATTAAGTTCGTAGACATATCCCGGCCTAGTAAATATATCAATTAAATCTCCATCGGCTATCTCAGCAGGGACGACTCTCCCTTTAACTTTCCTTTTTCTTAGCTGCCCATTAGCTATCTCATACCAGCCAGTAGTGCTCATAAATTTTACAATACCTGCTTCCTCTACAATCGTGTCATGGCCAATACAACCTATGCTGGTAGATGCAGGTCCCAAGTCCTTTATTCCTCCAATCTCAGAATAAACTTCTACAGAATTCCTTTTAAAAATACAGAGGAATGGCCTCAGATTGTCATTATCGTAAAAGCCTACTCCTAACCCAGTCACAGGCCCTTTCCCACTGGCCTTAATGGTTTTTGATGTCCTGGAGTTGTCAAAGGCATCTGGGATATATGGCTCGCTAATAAAAACATCTGAAGGATTTGCGCTCACTCCTGCCAAAGCAATAGACTTCCCAAATGTAACTATAAATTTGGCATCTGCTGGAGGAGTCCCGTTAGTGGTCGGAGCGGTATCAGTGCTTAGAGGGTCATCGTCTATAGTATCTGCGGCATCCCCCAAGTCTATCTCATCCCAAAATATCCAAGCAGAATTATTGGTAATATCTTTGAGGTATATCCTTTTTTTATCTATTGTAAAATTTCCTACTGAGGTATCCATTCCAGATATATCTATCTGCTCTCCAGATGCCACAGTGACCAAAGCGCTCGCAGTCGACAAATTAGATTCGAATCCTGTAGTAGTAGAGTGGAAGGTGTAGGCTACTTTATAGTCTGCTGCTGTGAGAGTATTCCCTGCGCCTGAAGATCCTACTGTGGGAGCTGAGCCTCCAGCTTGTCCTAATGCTCCAAACGTAGTCCCATCCCATTGAAAGACGCCATCTCCCTCAACTACGATGAGATGCCTGTCCCTAAACGTGACGGCCCTATGTTTTTTGCTGACAGTTAACCCTGTCTTTATGGCAGTAGATGCCCCCGATGTCGGGACTTTGTAGAGAGAAGTGTTTACTTTGGCAATTGTCAAAAGATTGTCTGACAAGTCCTTAAATGCAGAGAGTGATGTAACATCCCTTCCCTCTTCTATAGTCGTATCATTAAATCTTGTATATCCAGGTCGAGTCTCTAGGACTCCTTGATTAGAAAGGACATTCCTAGCGTCTGTAGAGCGGTTTTTGGGATTTACCTTGTACGAGACAGGCAAGTCCGAAAATCTCCAGGAATTTAATCCTCTCTTTAGTAAAGGCATTAGTGTACCTCAAAACCGTCAACGTCACCTTCCATATCTACGACTGAGGAAGGTCGACCTCTTGTCCTTCTATGTTTTCTCTTAAGTCTTTCCTTATAATCTTGATAAATAAGCTCTCTGGATTTATAACCCTCTCTATCTCTATGGTCATATCCAAGCCATTTTACTCCAGCTATTAGTGCTGTCTTCCATGAGATAGGCATATCCATAAGTCTGCTCGACTCATAAAAAACTTCATGAGGTCTTCTCTGGACTGTGTATATCAGAGTCCTTTGAGCATTTGTGGCGCTTGCAGCAAGAGTAGGATAAAGATAGATAGAATCAATGCCTTCAAAATCGAAATCAAATGGAGTCTCGCTTGATTGAGATGTATCAGGAGAAAATCTCCTGAGTCTGTCCTTGTCTACCCTCCTCAAATATCCAGATCCAGTAGACCATAGCATCTGTTCATTAGATACCTCATCTACTTCAGTATCGCTTGGAGGAGTTATTGTGGATGTAGCCTCAGAGGATATTATAGCAGTACTCGTAAGATTATCTGCTATTTCTTGATCGAATAAAAACTCTCCAAAGGAAGACTCACCACTTTCTTTTTTAGCTATATAAACTCTCCTGTAGATTGTTTTTGGAGCTACTCCAGTATTTCCTGGATACAAAGGAATACCTGACACACTGATAGTCCTATTTGCAGATGTGGCCAGCAGCTCGGAGCTTTCTGTCCCTGCCTCAGATTCAATATATCTTTTTCCATCCTCATCAAAAATTACAAAAGTCACTAGGACTTTATACGTAGTCGTATCAGTGAGAGTCCCTCCTGAAGCAAGTGCCACAGTAGGAGCTGCAGGTTTATCTGGAGAAAGATTTATAATTTGCTGCTCAGTAGGAAGTAGTTTTTTTAAAGTTAATTGATAATGAGGGATAGGAATCTCCTGGATTAAATCATCTTGGATCCTATCTATAAATCCTATTGTTTTGGCCAAGAAAGTAGCGTCTGAGGATGTAGACCACAACTCTGCCAAGCAATCGTCAATTAGGGCCTTTTGAGTCCATTTATGCGCCACAGGTCTCTCCTTCCTTCCCTTTTAGGATCATGCTTAATGACATGATTCCGACCAAGGACGTACTTGCAATATGGTAAGGAAAATTTCCAAAAGAATTGGCCAAAGACACTAGGAATGAATAAAGGAATAACCTGTCTCCTTCTATTATCTTCTTTCTCTGTGACCAAAAAAACCACAGAGCTGCGATGACTCCGATTAATCCAAAAGCAAGACTATACTCAAGAAATTCATTATGAACTTGCCTCATTTTGGCCTCTCCTCCAAAAACTCTGTAATAAAAGTCTGAGAAGAATCCAAGTCCTCTTCCAAAAACGTAGTATTTTATCTTGTAGTAGTAAGGGTAAAGATAATTATAAATATCTGAGAGTATCCAATAGCCTTCAGACTTGAATGCATAATCATTATTTTTGAAAAATGTTAGGGTATTCTTCCAGGAATTAAACCTTCC